GTTCAATAGGAGGGTGCTTACTAGGCCTGTTCAGCCTAGACCTCTTTTTGAAGTCCTTGAATGAGAGTGGGATTGGTGCATCTGGCTCACTGCCTCTTGTGAGTGTAGTTAGATGCTGGGCGGTCTTGAAGATAATCACGAACTCGGATAGTTCTATTTGTCCTGAGTTAGTGAGGTTCTTCTCGATCTCCTTAGACACTGCTTTGGGTAAATGTTGCGGGCGGTATAGCCCAGTTCGGCCTTGAGCAAGCCTTACTAAGCCACCTACCTCCAACGCACCCTTACCTGAACCGTAGTGCCTAACTTTTCCCGGTCCGACTCTGCTTGGTAACAACCTTCGGCGGGTTGCGTCGCTGACGATGGGTAGTATAGATCCACCTAGTGAGTCAGCCACGGCTAGTGCATTATGAGTCTTGTTTGCAAGATACTTGGCGGCTGTCAAGGCACTGAGGTGCCCTATTTCCTGGGCAACCGCAATGCTTCCGTCAGGTATCACAAGCCTCTCGCAGAAAACGCCGCATCGTCCTACGAATGATTTGGAATGGTTGACAACCAGACCAAGTCGCTCTAGGGTGGTGGTGTATTTAGATATGACGGTTCTTGGCCAGAACCCGACTAGATCATCACCACAGACGCGATATGTTTCCTTTCTCGCACCAGCATACCAAGCAGAGAAGCCGTTGAGTAGGGACAAAATCACCCAAGAAGGCCCAAGACCCATGTGGACACCACACGCAGTGGTGTCTCCACTAGGGAGCCTTTTCGGTGAGAAGATCTTCTCTACAAGGGGGACATCCTCCTCTCGATGAAGGACTTCACATAGTTTAAGACCTATGTGTCGTGCCAGAGAGTGGTCGATGTAATCGGTAGCAGCTGTCAAGTCGGCAGAGAACATTCTTGAGTTCCCTGTCTGGCGTTCCAGCCTTACCTCCTTCCCTGTGAGCATGTCTTTAGTGACCACACACCTCTTCAAACCTCTAAGCCAGAGCTTTGTAAGTGTGCGAGCACATTGAACCTCCTCAGCGGGGTGAAGAGTTACAACTCGGATCTTACCTCCCATTTCCTCTAGGGGGTGAGGTTTGAGCTCCTGGACACCGCTTCTAAGATACGCTTTCCTGGTAAGTGAGTACTCAGGGATGGCATTGCTTTCCAAGGAATCTGCTGCTCTGTCGAAGGCATTGAACATTTCTTCGACATCTGCAGCAGGGAAAGCAGATGGATCTACCATCTCGGCGTACGTTACTTCGCCAGCGAATTCTATCATGGAAGCAAGGTCCAGATCGCGTTGCCTCTGCCTCTCAACAAGTGCACAGGCTGTGCCCCCCCTCCTTCGGGGGTGGGACAGGCATGCGCTTGCGTTGGGAAGTGGGGGTTGTAAATCTTCACCAGAAAGGGTATGCAGTGGAAGGCTCTCTATGTACTTATCGAGAGCAGGGATGAGGCCTTGGTCCCATCCCCTTTCCTCTGCCCACCTTTTCTCCGTCTCCAGAATCGCGTTGTCAAGTTGC